TGTTCTTAAATATTGGCAAGATAGAACAAATGTTGGATTTAATAGTGATGGAACACAAAATTCATCTCCTGAATATGGATTTGAATGTTTAAAATTTGATGGTAATGCTAAAGCATTTAATGGTAATGTTGATATTTTGGGAGGATCTGCCACTTTGCAGATAGGAACATCATTTTCAGGTATAACTACCATAATAAATAATAAGACATATAATCTTGGACAAGAGTTTGTTCAAGGTGTTGCGGAACCTGAATCAAAACAATATTCAGGCAACATCATTTATGTAGATAATAGACCTGGTATAACTAGGTCATCATCACAAAAAGAAGACGTCAAAATCATTTTGCAATTCTAAAGAATTATGCCACAGGAAACTAATCTCAACGTTGCCCCTTATTTTGACGACTTTGACGCGACAAACAACTACAATAAAGTACTTTTTAAACCTGCATATCCTATTCAGGCAAGAGAACTAAACACTCTTCAGTCAATCCTGCAGGGGCAGATTGAAAGTATGGCTGATAACCTTTTTAGAGAGGGTTCTGTTGTAATTCCTGGTAATACTAATTACGATTCTAATTTTTCTTGCATTCAGGTTCAATCTGAATTTTTAGGCATTCCAATATCACTATATCTTGATCAATTAGTTGGTAAAAGAATAACTGGAAGAACATCTGGTGTAACTGCAAAAGTAGTTACAACTATTACAAATGCTCAGTCTGATAGAGGAACATATACACTATATGTAAATTATGAAAATTCAAGTTCTGATGGAACTTCAAGAAAAGAATTTTTTGATGATGAAGTGCTGACCATAGATAAAGCAATTTCATTTTCTACAACATTTATTGCAGCAAATGAAGGGTTTGCTAATACAATAACCAGCGATGCAGCACAAACAGGCACAGCATTTACTCTAAACACAGGAATATACTACCTACGCGGAAATTTTGTAACAGTATCAAACCAAATTCTAATTCTTGATCAATATTCAACATCATCAAGTTATAGAATTGGTTTTCAAATTAATGAAGAATCTATTAATGCAGATGATGATCCCCAACTATATGATAATGCAAGTGGATTTAACAATTATACAGCACCAGGTGCAGATAGATTAAAAATTACTGCATCTTTAGTTAAAAAATCATCTAATGATTTTGATACTCAGGGATTTATTCAAATTGCTGAAGTAAGTAATGGATTTTTAACAACAAATAATGCTACTTCAACACAATATTCAACTATTGGTGCCGAAATGGCCCAAAGAACTTTTGAAGAGTCTGGTCATTATTATATAAAAGAATTTACAACTAAAATAAAAGAGAGTCTTAATAATTTAGAAGGAAATAGAGGCGTTTATAAATCAACCCAGGCAACACAATCTGGGAATTCTCCAAGTGATAACTTGATGATATATCAAGTCTCTCCTGGAAAAGCATATGTAAGAGGTTATGATGTAGATATTCTTTCTACAAAATTAGTTGATGTTGTAAAACCTAGAACAACAAAAACAATTATAAATCAAGGTATAAATTTTAATTTTGTCCCAACTTTTGCAGTTAATAACGTATTTGGAAGTGCTCCAATTGGATTCAACACTACAAATACTATTTCTTTGAGAGATCAAAGAGTTGGGACTGCTGCAACAGTTGCTGCTGGTAAAGAAATAGGTCTTGCAAGAATTTATGATTTTGCTCTTGAGTCTGGTGCTTATGATTCTGCTGCGCCCAACACAAATGTATGGGATTTGTCACTTTTTGATTTAGAAATCAATACAGACCTTTCTGTCAATGTGGATACTGTGCTTTCAGTTCCAACTCATATTGAAGGAGAAAATAGTGGAGCAAGTGGATTTTTAAGACATGCTTCTGTAGGGACAGCTGTTACAATATACAACACAAAAGGTGAATTTGTAGTTGGTGAAAGAATTAAATTTGATGGTATTGTTGATAATGCCAGATTTATCACAAAAATAAATAATAATTCTGTTTCTGATGTAAAATCAGTTCATGCTCAGGTTGGAACTGGAGCAACTTTTAGTGCTGATCTACTTCAATCATCCTCACTATCATTTCAACAAGCAACTGTATCAGCAATAGATACTGCCACTGGTATCTCAACTGTTACTAGTCCTTCAATGGCAGGAAATACTTTTGTTGGAGTAGTGACTACTGGAAATCTTATATCTTACCAGAGACCAAATTTAATTGTTCCTTCTTTAGCAAGAGTCACTTCAGTTGGTGGTACTAATTTTACTGTAACGGGAGTAACTACTGTAACAAATGTTTCAGATGGTGCTCTTCCTACTGCAACATTTACAGCAACTGGTCTTGAAGTTCTTACTTCTAGATTTCAACAAACAAATGGAACTGCAAATGAAAGATCATTGTTCAGTGTTCTTCCAAAGAAATTTGTCCAATCTGTTGATCTTGAAAGATCCTCTGCTTTCCTTAGAGTAAGAAAAGAAGTTACTATTACTAATGGAGAAACTGGAATTATATCAGTTGATAATGCTAACATTCAAACATGGCAATCATTTGATGAGGAAAGATATTCTCTTCAAAATGCTGATGGAACAACACAAGTTTTGACTTCTGATAAGGTTACATTTAATGGACAAAAGACAACTTTAACAATTAAAGGTCTTACTGGAAGTGGAAATGCTGTTCTTATTGGAACTGTTCTTCAAAGAGAAATTACATCAAAGATTAAATTAAAAAAATCAGCACAAAGGGTTGTTGTAAGCAAATCAAATAATCCAGCATCTGGAATAGATGCTGTGGGAGCAGCAGGAACCACTCTAAATGATGGATTGGAATATGGAAATTATCCTTTTGGTACTAGAGTGCAAGATAGAGAAATTTCATTAAATGTTCCAGACGTTATTGAAATTCATGGAATTTATGAATCAGTTGATGTCAATGATCCTCAACTTCCTTCCTTAACATCCAATAATATGACTGGACCAACTGGTTCAACATTGGATTTAATTATAGGAGAAACATTTGTTGGACAAACAAGTGGTGCAAAAGCAATTTATTTAAAAACAAATTCAACTTCTTCAATTGGATATTGTTATAAAAACAATAATACTTTTGAATCTGGTGAGGTCTTAATTTTTGATGAATCTGGTGTCAATGCAACTGCTGCAAATATTGATTCTGGATCTCCAGTTGTTACAGACAGATATAGTCTGGATTCTGGACAAAGACTAGAAATATATGATTATGCAAGAATTGTTAGAAGAAAGAATTTTGATCCATCTAATAAAAAACTTTTAGTTTATTTTACTAGTGCAGATTACGATCCAAATGATGAAGGAATTATAACCACAGCAAATTCTTATGTAAATTTTGATTATGGTAGAGAAATTCCTCAAATAAACAATGTCAGAACAACTGATATTATTGATGTAAGACCTAGAGTTGCAGAATATTCTGTTGCTGCTGATAAATCTTCACCCTTTGAATTTACTGGTAGATCTTTCTTTAATGAAAAACATAGTGCAAAAAATATTTTTGCATCTGATGAATCAATAACCATAGATTATGACATTTATCTTGGAAGAGCAGATAGACTTTATGTAAAAGAAAATTCATCTATTGAAATTAAGTTAGGAGCACCTGCAGAGATTCCTGAACTTCCAGATACTTTACCTGGAGCTCTTAATATTGCAAATATCTATAATCCACCATATCTTTTCAACATAAAAGATTCAAAAATAAAGTTTGTAAATCATAAGAGATATCAAATGAGTGATATCTCTAAACTTGAAAAGAGAATACAAAATCTTGAATATTACACATCACTTAATTTACTTGAGCAATCTACTCTAAATTCATTTGTTTCTGATGCTAATGGATTGAATAGATTCAAGTCTGGTATTTTTATTGATAATTTCTCATCATTCTTACCACAAGATACTACAATTGGTATTAGAAATAGTATTGATCCTGTAAAGAAAGTCTTAAGACCTGCTCATTATTCTACAGCAATAAATTTACAAATTGGCAATTCTACTATCCCTGGACTTGCTGGTGTAACAGAAACAAACTCAGATTCCAGATTTGCAGACGTTTCTGGACAAAATATTAGAAGAACTGGAAATGTAATTAGTCTTAACTATTCAGATACACCATTCATTACTCAACCTTATGCAACAAGAATTGAAAATGTAACTCCTTTCCTTATAACATATTATTCAGGAAGTATTGCCTTAGAACCAACTGCTGATATTTGGGTTTCAACTCAAAAAACGCCTGAGGCTAGAGATGTTACTATGGAAGGTTCGTTCCAAGCAGTTGCTGATGCAATTCAATCAGACGTTACCACTAATGAAGATGGTTTAAGAATAGGTGTAGCACCAACTTTGTGGAATTCTTGGGAAACTACTGGTGTAAATCTTGATCTTACTGGAAGACAGCAAACTGAAACATTTGCAGCTGCTTCAAGAAGAAATGGTGGTGAATTTAATAATTTACTTGGAGGTAATGATGCAAATAATAGTACAATCACATCAACAACTATTGATGGATCAATAAACCTATCTCAAAACAGAACAGGAATTCAACAAACTGTTACTGAAGTAATTAATACAGAATCACTTGGGGATAGAATTGTAAGTAGAGATATTCTGCATTTTATGAGGCAGAGAAATATACAATTTACTGGAAGAAGTTTGAAACCATTTACATCAGTTTTTCCTTTCTTTGATAGTGTGGATGTATCCAATTTTGTTACACCAAAATTACTTGAGATTAGTATGAACTCTGGAACTTTCCAGGTAGGTGAAACTGTTACAGGTAGAATGAGATCAACAGGGTTGGGTCCAATTAGTAACACTTCCCCCACAATTACATTTAGGGTTGCATCTTCCAATCACAAATATGGACCTTATAATAATTCATCTGATTTTTATACCAGTAATCCATATCAAAGATCAACAAATATATCATCAACTTATAGTCAATCTTCAACTATTTTAAATATTGATACCTTTAGTTTGCAATCTGAAGAATTTCCACAATTTTCTGGTTTTGTAAGATTGGGGATGGAACTAATTGGTTCCACTAGTGGTGCTTCAGCTCAAGTTACTGATGTGAGAATTATTACTGATAATGTTGGAACTGTAATTGGTTGTTTTAATGTCCCATCTTCTAATGATGACACAACACCTGAATTTGTTACAGGTAGAAATGTATTCAGACTTACAAGTAGTCCTTTAAATAGTCTTATAAAAGGATCTACAACAACTGCTGCTCAAGAAATTTTCTATTCTCAAGGAGATATTGACACAACTGAAGAAGTCACACTCTCACTTAGAAACGCAAGAGTAGAAACTATTGAAGATTCTGAACAAAGAACATTAGACAATGAAATTGATTTTGATATAGTCAATAATGTAACACTAAGACCACCACCACCACCTCCACCACCACCAGATCCCCCAAGAAGACCAGATCCAGGACCACGTAACCCACCTAGACGAGGTGACCCATTAGCACAGACATTTACTGTTGATGATGAAACAGGTGTATTTGTAAATAAAATTGATGTATTTTTCCAATCTAAAGATGATATCTATCCTGTCACATGTCAGATTAGAGAAACTACTTTAGGCACTCCCAATTCTAAAATTTTAGCATATTCTGAAGTGGAACTTACACCAGATTTTGTTAATATTTCTGAAGATGGATCTGTTGGAACAACATTTACATTTGAATCTCCAGTATATCTAAAAGGTGGAACAGAATATGCATTTATTCTTCTTTCAAGTGTTACAACTTATAATGTTTGGATTTCAAGAATGGGCGAACCTGATGTTACAACATTAGCGTCAGAATCTAGTCAAGTTTTGGTTACATCTCAACCAATTCTTGGATCCTTGTTTAAATCACAAAACTCAAGTGTTTGGACACCTAGTCAATATGAAGATTTGAAGTTTGTATTACACAGATGTGATTTTGTAGGAA